TGGCTCAGATGCGACATTACTATTTAGCCCTGACAGATTGTCGTCGCATAATTTGTATTATGTAAAATACGTCGCCGGGTTCTGGCGCGGCTACAGCAAGCGCTGCGTGCAATCCAGGCAAGCCCGAAAACGGCACCGTGCTGACCGGCAGCACATCAGCAGATTCAACACCTCCCTCCTTGAAACGCCTGCCTCGAGCAGGCGTTTTTTCTTCTTGGCGATCTGCCGATACACCCTGCGGCGTGCCGCATCCTGAATCCCCCGGCGCAGCGTCCGAATATGCCAGTACAAATGCCGGATATCCCTCGCGAGCCTCGTAAGCTCTTTGTCAGACAAGCAGGTCCTGCGTTGTTATTGTGACGACATTCCCAATGCCTGGGCGACGAAATGCGCACAATCCTACCGCTCCTGATCTGCTTGGCAATCCCCACAGCCGCAGCACAGTCCATCAACCGCTGCAGGATCGATGGGAAGACGGTCTACACGGATCAGCCCTGCGGCGCATCGCTACAGCGTCAAGTCGAACGCGTTGAACCCACACCACAACAAGCGCCTCGCCGGATGTCTGACGCAGAACACAACAACCTAGGGCTCGCCGAGCAGTGGGACAGGCGCATGACCCAGAGAGACCGTGACCTAGCGAACGAGCAGGCCACCATGCAATACCAGGCGACGGCAGTGAACAATGAATGCCAAGCTCTACGAGCTCGGCGAGACCAGATCCTGCGACTGTCAGTGACGCGGCAGCAGCAATACCCCTGGCGCGACACCATGAACGATATCCGGCGACGCATGAACCAACTGCATTGCTAGCTCGAGCTGCAACTCCTCGAGCTCGAGATCCGCGAGATCGTTTTTGAAAGCCCGCGCCAGGACTAGCTTTGCGGACAGTTTCTGCTCGAGGGAAAAGCGGGCTTGCAAGAAAGGGGGGGGTGTATGTGGGGCCCTGTATGTACGTACCTGGTCATACCCGCTGCTCGGTCCCGCCAGGCGCCCTCCGGGCGTCAACCGTCCTGCACCTGGTCAACGCTCCCATGTCCCCAAAGGGGCCCCCTCTGCCCTTCGTTCCAGGCGCGGACACTCCCGACGCTGGACGCAAAAAAGGCCGGCGATCCGCACGGCCTTTCTATTTTTCGTTACCTTTTCGTTACTCCGGATAGAACTCCGGCGACAGAACCTGCTCGGGCGTCCACGGCCACTGCTCGGGGAACACATCCAGGCCAGTCTCGTCCACGGCCGCCGAGACCGCATCCGCCCAGATCTCTTCCTTCCAATCCGGATCCGCCAACATCGGCTGCAGGCTGGGCGTCCGATGCAGCCGCGCCAGAATCGCACGACGCTGCTCCTTGACCGTGCGCTGCCAGCTCGAACCCCGGCGGCCTGGCTGATATTGCCACTTGAGCAAATGCGCCAGCAGTACCGCCATGCGGCTTGCCAACTCCCGCTGTTCGCTCTTGCCCACGTCCTCAATCTCCTCCGCGATGTGCCGAATGTCGATGTCTGAAAGCTTGCCGGCCCGCAACAGCGCCGCCTGCTCACTGGCCCACGCCACCACGTCCACTTCGTAGCTCGTTCCCATAACGCGCTCCCTCCAATAACCGGATCATTTTAGACGTTTCGCGTTACGCCTTGCGCGTAACGACTTTGCGATCACCATAAATTGCCTCGCCAGCCGCTTGCATCTGCGCCTCACTCACGACCACAGAACGGACAAACGAAGCGAACCACAACTCGGACTCCCGCACCTTCTGGCGCTGTTCGAACGTATTCGCCCTCGCAGCCAACGCGAGCAGGTCCAGCATTGCGTCGAACGAAATGGGATTTCTGTTACTCGGCGCAACGGATTTTTGCTGCGACTCAAACGCCGCAACCTTCTCTTCCAAGGCACCAGCGTAACGCAACGCTTCCTGGCGCCCGTCTTCGCACGTCACAAGCTGGCGGCGCAACGCCTCTATCTCTGCCAAATTTTCGTTACTCGGCGTAACGGATTTTTCCTGCAGTAGCCGCTTCTTCAGTTGAAGAACCTCGCGCTCCAGTTCTTCGGCCCTGTCACGCTTCTCACGCATCACGCGCCAAGCAATGTCCTTCTCACGCCGCGCCTCATCGAGCTGCGCGACCACCTGGTTATGGGCCTGCACTGTCTCCGCCAGTTCAAAGCGCAAGGCGTCAACCTGTTCCTGGCAATCGTCATAGGCGTCCACCTCAGCAACCTTTTTCGTTACCGTAACGCTCCGATCGGAGGGCTGTTCAGCCTTGCGGCGAGCCCGGAAGGCTGCCTGACGCTCCGCATTGGTCATGGCATGCGCCTTGCGCGGACGGCCGCGACCGCGCTTCATCTCCACGCCAGGCAGATCGCCAGTCACGTTATCCGTTACGTCACGCATATTCGCCTCCCGACTTGATGACTCTATTTTATGTTACTCGTAACGAATATTAAATTATTGTTACACTTTTACCCGTAACGAATAATCAGCCCTCTGGGAAGGCATCCAGCTCGTCAACACGGCGCGCCCTGCCCGAACCCACCACCGTGCGCTTGCGAGGCTCCTGGGTCGTTTCCCGCGGCATGGCAACGTCCAGAACCATACGCACCTCCTGAGGCTGTGCAACAGGCACAGAAGCGGGCTGCTGCGCGACCTGAACACGCTCCTGGTTCCTAGCCACCCGACCATCCGCATCGAAGGCCTCGAAGAAGCCACGCTTCACCACCTGGTCGCAGATCTGCTGCGTCGTCTCCAAGTGCGTACCCTGCTGGGTCCAGCACTCACAGCCCCCGCGGATCTGCACACAGGCAGCAGGCACCGGGACCCGCGACGGCTTCGTGAGCTCGTCATAGGCCGGCGCCGTGTACTGCAACCCCGCAACGCGCGGCGTATAGCTAGCCAGATACTCAGCTGGCGTCTGCACCTGGTTCTGCCGACCAGGTGCACCAGTTGAAGCGCCAGGCAGCCCTGCACCTGGTGTGCCTGGCGCGCCCGCAGCCGCTTCGGTCTTCCCCTTGCCGACACCATGCAGCGTTTTCACTCCGAACCAGATCAACGCGATCAGCAAAATCGGCAGCACCAGCAGCAAATACACACGCGCCGGCACCTTGCGCTTGTGCGTGTGGGCGTCCGCGCTCTTGTACCAGCCAAACACCTCCTTCGGATACTTGAACGTCGTGCGCAACGCACGCTTCAGGTTGGCGTTCGTCGGATCCTGGACCTTCTGCATCTTGAAGACATCCGCACGCTGCATGCCAAACTGCCGAATCAGATGGACATGCTCGCCGGCCAACTTCTTGATGTGGTTGTCGACCAGGCTGGGATCCTGCGTCATGAAGAACAGGTCGAAGCCTCGATGGCGATGCACCTCCAGCGGAGCCACATGCGCCGGCGGCTTCGAGCTCGACGGCCTCGGCGGCATGACCTTCTGCACTTCATCGATCACGATGATCGATTTCTCCGGGCACTCATGCCAGGTCGTGGGGTCCTCCAGGAGCGTCCACGGCAGCGTCAGCTCCGGGATGCCGTAGTAGAAAACCGGGCGGCTCTCAGCCTTACGCATCGCCTCCACCAGCGCGATCACGTACAAGCTTTTGCCGTTGCCAGGCTGGCCAGTAATGAGCGTAAGCATGCAACCTCCCCTACTTCTGGATCATTTTGCGAACCGACCCACCGGTCACGCCGGCCGGCGTGGCGCGGATCGCCAACGTGGTCAGAATCATGTTCATGGACATCGGAATCTTCAGCAGGCCGATGACACCAACGATCTGCGGGAACACGCTCCCAACCTGGCTGACATTCGACAGGAACAGCGACTTGATGCCGCTCATCAACAAGTCGAGCCCGTTGTAGGTGACAAAGCCAATCCCGAGCGCGATCAGCACGCGCCCGACCAGCGAGACGGCAGCCTGCGCGAGAAATCCAACGATGGCCGAAGCCAGCAACGCAACGAATGGCCTCAGAAACTCCCCTTCAGCATGTAAGCGCAGAGCATCAACGTGCTCATGATGTTCAAGGCCCCCAGCACCTGACCGAGCTTGCACATCGGCCCAGTGTCGAACGTGTACGTGTGGCTATAGACCGAAAACGAGATCGGCTGCAGGCACTGCTCGGCAATGCCCATGTTGTCAACGCTCGACAACTTGTCTCCGATCGCAATGGGACTCTGATCGGCCTTCTGCGGTGTCGGAAGCTGCGCAGCCATAGGATCGTTGCCCGCCTGCAGTTGCTTGCCGAGCGTGATGGACGAATCCGCATCCTTCTGCAAATCGCACCGTGTCTGCCACTGCTGGCTCAGGATCGCGCAGCTGATCGCATCTCCGCTGCAGGTCGGCGGCGACGAGCAATCCGCACCACCGCTCGCTGAACTCGCGCACACAGACGCACTCGGGTTCTCCTTGCAGTAATCCGTCTGAGGCTGTGTCGTCGTGGTCGTACACGTGCCAGCAACCGCACTCGCGCCACCCACACAAGCACTGCCAGCCACACCACTAGCCCCCGTCACGCCACTGGCAGCACCACCTGACCCGCCACCGGCACCGCCTGTTGTCGTGGTCGTCGTAGTTGTCGTGCAGGTCGTGCCATCACACGTCGTCGTCGTAGTCGCGCTACTCGAATTCGCCGGAACGCCGCTGGCGGGCGTATCAGTAGTGTTCGTCGTCGTGGTCCCGCTACTCGTCTGCGTCGGATACGGAACACAGACGTTTTGCCCGTTCACCGTGCCCTGATACGTTCTGTCCGGGCAATTGACGTTGCTGTTTTCGTTCACCGAGCCCGAACTGGCGTTGCTCTCACTCCCGTCGCACGCATTACCGGTCGCCGCTATCGGCCCCTGCCATTGCGCGTCATACCCCCCCGCCCCAGGCTTCGCCCCGGTCCAATAGCTGCCATACGAGTACGCACAGTTCCCTACGCAGATCAAAGGATTCAAGATCGTCGCAGTGGGGCTCTTACCACTCGCAACGTTCCAGCTCGGAGCAGCACCCGCCGCAGGACAATTCGGCTTCGGCTTCTGACACGACCCATCCGACTGCAACGTATAACCCGTTGCGCATCGCCCTCCCACCGGAAACACAGATGAATAGGCCCCAATGTCCGCCAAACAATTAGCCGCACCCGACGGAAGCACCAACACCCCCGTCAACACGTACTGAGACGGAATAGATGCGCAAGCTGCACCCGCAGAATCGAAATACGGACCATTCGGCCCCGTCGCAGTCCACCCTTGCCCCGTAACGCCCAACGTCGACGGATCAATAGCCCAACTCGGGCCACAGACAAGCGCTAAAACCAGTAACGCAAGAACCCGGGGGGCCGCCCAGATGCGCGCAAGACGCGAGAAAAAGAACGAGCGCATAGCTCACCACCCTCACGAGAAAAGAATCCATGCCGCCCCCAAAAACGCGAGCATCACGAAGTAACCTTCCATCACCGCCTCCCAAAGAAAACGGGGGCCAGAGCCCCCGCGTCTAACCAGGCGCGGGGACAACGCCCCGCAGCGTCACTTGATGGGACGACGCACCCACATGTAGACCGCGATGCCAACGATCACCACCAGCACGGCACTGCCGATCGTGCCCACGGCCGTACCAGCATCGCCGATCGCAGTGGTCACGGCCGTAAGATCGATCGCAGCATTCGCGGCGCCAGCAGCCACGGCACCACCCACACCAGCGGCCACGACGGCCAGACGCTTGATACCGAACTTCATAAAACCTCCTCATCACGTTGGAAAAAAAGTCGGGCGACTGCCCGAAAGCCCCAGGCAACCGCCCACACACCGACGATTGCTCCAGAGATGGTTGCCCCATCCTGAATGGACAGCGGCGGAATCGCATGCAGCAGCGTGACCTCGTCAGCAGTCAGCAGCAGATAGCCCGTGCACGACGATGCCGCAGTGCTATCGAGCTGAAACTGACCACCGACGATCTGCACGCACTGAGCCATCACCAAGCCTTTGCTAGACCACCGAGCGCGTCCAAGTCCGCACGCAACCACTCATCCGCGTACTCAAGACCCTCACCATCGAACGCCAGGTACGCCTCATCACGCATGCGCAGCG